CTTCTCTAATATCAGCCTTGATTGCGTCAAATGATGGTCCGTCCATAGGTTCAAAAATAAATTCGTATATTCTAGTACCAAAATCCGGTAAATAATAACGAGAACCTTTTCTTGTTAAGATAAGATGTAATAAATCAGTCCTTATCTCCTCATCAGCACCTTGAGAAAGTGATAAGTATTTTCCATCCCTACTTTTTTGAAACGGGAAATTTATTCCATATGTATAACCATCTGCCATTGTCTATAAATATTGTAAGTAAGTAATTTATAAAAAAAAGAGGACCGAAGTCCTCTTTTATATTTATTTATTGTTATAAATAACAATTAACCTTCACACGCAACACACTGCAAGTCGTTTAAGTTTAACTTTTTTCTTGCAAATGCCTGAGCTGAGTTCATTGAATGCTGATAATAAAGTGTTTTCACACCTAATTGCCATGCATCAATAAGAAGTTTGTTAACATCTTTAGTCGGCATATCAGGTGAAATCATTAAGTTAAGTGATTGTGATTGGTCAATATAATCTTGACGTACCGCAGCTTGGTTAATGATAGATGCCTGATTTACCTCAGCAAAAGTTCTAAAAACTTCTTTTTGTTCGTCAGTTAAAAATTCTAAATGCTGTACTGAACCATCATGTTTTTTAATACTATCCCATGTGGCTTTAGTATCTTTTTTAAGTTCCTTTAACAATTCCTTCAATACCGGATTCTTAATTGTAACTTTTAATTTAGCAACATCTTTAACGTAACAGTTAGACCAAATTGGTTCAATTGATTGTGATACCTGTCCTAAAATAAATGCCGATGATGTGGTAGGTGCAATTGCATTTAATGTAACATTTCTTCTACCATATCCAATCAAAGTTTCAGGTTCTCCAAAAATCTGAGCCAACTCTTCTGATGCTTTATATGATTTTTCTTTAATCAATTTAAACACTTCAACATTTAATCTTGCAGTTTCTCTTGTATCAAAAGCTAAGTTTTTAGATTGTAACAATGAATGCCATCCTAATACACCAAGACCTAAAGCTCTTTGTCTTTTAGCGAAATTATATGCTTTTTCCAAATAAAAGAATGCTCTTTGTCCTTCGATTGTACCTGTGTGTCTTAGTGCATCAATTTTATCAATAAATTCGGTTACAACCGCATCCAAGAAATAAACCATTACTTCAACAGCATCCGTGTCTTTCCACTCATCATAATGTAATAAATTCATAGATGAAAGAACACAAACAAATGACTCTTCTTCAGAGTTATGAAGTGCAATTTCAGAACAAAGATTTGAATTATAAATCTTCATGTCCTTATCACGATAAACTTCAGGTGCCTTGTTATTCATAGTGTCGGTAAACATGATATATGGATATCCAATTTCACCTCGTCTTTGAATTACTTTAGCCCAAATCGCTCTTTTTTGTTTGTCACCTTCAATCATTTCTTTCATGAATTCATCAGTAACTGTAACCGCGTGCGTTAAATCTTGAATTGGAAATCCCTCAGTACCAATCTCTAAGAATTCCATAATATCTGGATGTTCAACTGGTAAGTACGGAGAAAATCTACCTCTACGAGTTGAACCTTGTGAAATATTATCAACTACACTCTGAAACAAATTCATAAAGTGTACAGAACCAGGAGCGTGTCCATTATCTGTAATCTCAGCACCTCTTCCTCTGATATTTCCAAAGAAACCTGAAGTACCTCCACCCATTTTACTCATTTCACCAACTTCAGCTTGAGTGTAAAGGATTGATTCAATATTGTCTCCAATATTGGACCCAAAACAACTTACAGGTAATCCTCTTTTCTTACCAAAGTTAGCCCATACAGGTGAAGATAGTGAATACCATCCTTTACCCATATAATCAAAAAACTTGTCGGCAAAACCGTCAAAAGTTTTATTATTTGTTGTATTGTTTAAAATTTGTTCTGCGTGGTTAGCAATTGTTCGTATTCTCTCTAAAGGTTCTTCACCTTCACTTAAATAACCTCTACGAAGAAATGTAATTGATTCTTCGTTAATCCAATCGAATGGTTCTCTATTGTTCATAAATATTTTTTATATAAAATTAAATTAAAATAAATCGTTTAAAGTAATTGATTTTGATTTTTTGCTATAGTTGATACTTCTTTTGTTAAAGAAATCTGTATGTTTTGTGGTTAAAATTTCATCATCAAACCATTCAGTAGTTTCTAACATTTTCTTATCAACGTGGAATATATCTTCAATACCAATTGAATTCAAAGATACGTTAAAACGGTGTTTAATAAACTCCAAAGTTTGTGCTTTAGTTAGAAAATCTAAATCTCCTTTTTCAAAAATCCAATCAACAATGTCAGATTCTGAACTAAATGCATCTATAGTAGCATCAATTAAATCTTGTATTAATTCTTGTGTCCACCACTCAGGATTTTCTCTTTTTATTAGATTAACCAAATCAAATCCAAACTCAGCATGAATGTTTTCTTCTTTTGAAGTTGCTTCAACTGCATTACTCATACCCTTTAATACATTCTTATGTTTATTAAAAGACATAATAACTAAGAATTGTGAAAACAATGATACGTTTTCAACAAACATCGAGAATAGAATTACAGATTCAAAATAATCACGGTTATCAACCGCTTTAGAATTTGTAATTGCCTTTTCCAAATATTTGATTCTTTTACGAATTGCAGGTACCTCTAAAAGATTTTCAAACTCGCTATTTAATCCTAAAACTTGTATCAAGTTTGAGTATGCATCTGCGTGTCTTACTTCCGATTCAGCAAAAGTTGCACCAACATTTCCGATTTCAGGTTTTGGTAATCTTTTGTAAATGTCACCCCAAAAAGTTTTAACTGCAATTTCAATTTGAGAAATCGCCAACATAGCTCGTTGTACTGCAGTTTTTTCTTTTTCATTAAGGTGAACCATAAAATCTTGAATATCTGAAGTAAAATTAAATTCAGTGTGAACCCAATATGAATGACGAATTGCATCAACATATTCAACCAGTTCAGGATACTCATATGGTTTTAAATTTACTCTCTTAGTAAAGATATTTGGTCTGTGTTTAGAACGATAAATGATATATTCTTTTGCAACATCATTTAAACCATTATCCATAAGTTTATTCTCAACCATATCATGTATTTCATCAACGTGAGGTACACGGGTTTTATCACCTCTAAAAAGACTTTTCATTGTAAGTCTAGCAATCTTTTCAGCCATTTCTGAGTCGTGTTTATCAATACCACTCATAGCCTTTAGAATTGCGTTTTGGATTTTTTCAAGTTCAAAAAGAACTTTATCACCATTTCTTTTGATTACAAACTTAATGTCTTTAATCTCCAAGTTTTCCATATTATTCATAATTTTAATTGTTTTGTTTTTGTTGTCTTCTTTCAAAAAGCATTTTAACACGCTCTCTGTTTTTTTCTTCTTTCTGTTCCTCTAACCCAAGGAATGTTATACTTTGTTCTGTATCGATAACCAAAAATTCATTATCGAATTTACAGTTTTCGAATACAATACCATCTTTACCTATACGTGATTTAGTTATCGCGATTGTAGCTAAATTCATTTCTTTCTGTTGAAGCGACTTTGCCACAGATATAATTACGTGACCAACTTGAGCTTTCTTAATAGAACCACCCATTTGGTCTGTAGTAACAACATCTGAAGATATAGATGAACGGTTACCTTGAGTAGCGGTCCATCCAACCAAATTTAATTCGTGACACATTGCTTCAAAAGCCCTCATAACTGAACCTTCACTCTTCCATTCATCACCCAAGTTTTTATCAGGTACAACACAATCAATATAGTCCAATACTATCATATCTACTTTGTTCCCTTCAGCAATCATTTTACGAATCTGATTTTTAATTTGATTCATAGTCAAAGTATCTGAAGGTAACTTTTTCAATATTAGTTTGTTCTTTGTATTTGTCTTAATTTCTTTCACTTTATTCATGACGACATCCCTATGATTTGATAAATCATCAGGAGCAATTCCAGTCCACATAGTGAAGTGTTTTCTTTGAATAATCTTAGGGTTATCTTCAAAAAATACTTGTAAGACATTATACCCTAAATTAAAACCATTGTTCGCAATTTTCGATAAAACGGTTGTTTTACCAACACCTGTTGGAGCTAAGATTACACCAAGTTCACCTTTAGCCAAACCACCTTTCAATAGGTTGTCAATACCCGTGATTCCCATAGGAATTGGGTGACGGAAATCGTCTTTTAATACATCATCCAAGTTAGCAAAAACATCTGATGTACCAGCATCAACTTCACCTACTTGAAGAGCTTGTCTTACCATCCCTTCGAGGTGGTCATAACTTTCAAAATCACCCTTATCAATAATCTTCTGAGCTTTAGTCATAACCTTTTGTAGTTCTTGTTGTTTACAGAACTTCAAAGCTTTAGATTGAACAAACTCAGAACCTTCAATGGGTGATTCTTTTACCTCATTAACCATGTCCAAAACCATCTTCTGAGCCATTGGAGAGGTAATTTCCGACTTTGTGAGCTGTTCCAAAGTATCGAAAGTAGGTGAACTTTCATAAGTTGAATAATACTGTTTTATTAACTGCATTATTAACTTAAAGTATTGATTATCAAAGTATTTTGGGTCAAGAACGTCAACAATGGAAGTGGCGAAATCTTTATCAATAATAATATTATTTAGTAGCTGAATTTGAAATGAATTTCCTAAGTATCCAAAGTTTTTATCGTTCGACATATACTGTATTTTGTTTTAAATTTAACGGGTCCGGTTTAATAAATATGCTTAAATCAGACTATAGTTCATATAGTTGTGTGTTAAATTTTCAGATGAAAAAATGTCAGTCAACGCTCGAAGTATAGTTTTTAACTCTGGGCGTATGTCTACCGTATATCTTACCTTTGGAGGGTATACTTTAGCATCTAAAATTCTATGACAAATTGTCTCGTCACCCATCTTAATATAGACGTTAAAGAACTCATTTTCATCTGTATTTGATGTTTCTAAAATCTCGGGTTCAACCATAATTTGGTCCATATTATCCATCATATACACCATTGTTTTTGCAACCAAAACTTGGTTGATAAGTTTAGTTACTTCATTCAAAAGTAAAGGTACCTCTAAGCTTCTACGAGCCTTTGAGTTATACCCTTTTACGTTGAAATAACGTTGTACTACAATGTTGTCATTCAAGGTTAACAAGAACTCCATTTTAACTGCATCATTTGTTTGCTCTTTCATAAAAATTTTTAATTAATTGTTACTTTTTGTTTGTAAATCGTTTTTTTTCTTTCCTCGTTAGTTTCATAAATGGAGTGAGGAATTCCACCCATGCGTTGTCGTGTTTTGGTAAGAATTTAAATAGACCATCGTCCATCATCATTCTCATTAAGTTTTTATATCCTCTACCATCGGGGTCCAATTCTTCTTTATAATATTGTTCAACTTCTTCTTTCCCTTCATCAGTAATTAAAGGTTCCGACAAATCTACGAGTTTTTTATTAATTTCAAAAAACTCATTTCCAAATACCCCTCTCTTTGTTACTCCCGTTAAAAGATTTTTTAGAGCTTTGTTTTCTTTGTCTTCCTTTAATAACTCTTCAGCTTTTGTCAAAATATGGTCAATAGAAACCTCATTTTCAAGTACCTCAGGAAAAAGTTTCACAAAAGTTTTTTCACCCAAGAGTCGAATACCATCAATGTTATCAGATTTGTCTCCTGATAACACCTTATAGGTAACGACATTCTTATGTGGTATAGATATATCCCCTATTTTGATTTTAGAACCCATTTTAAGGTATTCTTTCACCATAGGGGAGTAGATGGTCACATTCTCAGAGATAAGCTGTGTAAGGTCTTTATCTGAAGAGAAAATGGTTTTGAATTCGCCTTCAGAAATCTGACAGTAGTATGATATAACATCATCACTTTCACAGCCATCAAGCGTAATTTGACGGATGAACATTTCTTCCAAATATTCACGGACACGTCTTTTCTGCCAATTGAATGAATCTTTTTTAATTTCATTCAATCCGTCTCTACGGTTCATTTTATATTCGGGAAATATCATCCGTCTTTGGATTGCATTGTTGTTACCATCCCAAACAACAATGACTTTGTCGAAATTGTGTTCTTGTAAAAATCTTTTTAAAGCATTAACAAAGTGGTAAATCGCACCAATATGGTTACCGTTATGGTAATACTCCTTAACTCCGTGAAAGCCAATCTTGAACAGATTGTCCCCGTCAACCAATAATGTTTTTACCACTTTGAAATACCTAAAAGGTTACACATTCTCTGTTTCGTCTTCTAATTGGAAGTCACCTTCTGCTCCGATGATTTCTTTCCAATATTCTGAGTGTTCTTTTTTGTACGCTTCAATTGAAGATTTCTCTTCTGCCGAATCTTTACCTGCCAAGA